AGGTTTACTTGCATAATGGCTACTTTTCCATCAATCACACCAACATACGGACAGCAAAAAAGATCTGCACCAAATACTAGAACAGTTCGTTTTGCTGATGGATATGAACATAGAATATTATTTGGACTTGCTGCTCATCAAAATCCTAAAATATTCAACCTTACTTTCAACGTATCGGAAACGGATGCGGACACCATAGAAGGCTTTCTTGACAGTCGTGCTAATGATAGTGCCAGTTTTACTTTTACTCCACCAGGAGAAGGTTTTACAAAAACAGGAACTTACTCTCAATCAGGCACTACAGTAACAATTACAATTACAAGTCATGGTGTGGCTGTAGGAGATGAACTTACTATTGATTACACATCTGGATCGGCAACTGATGGTACTTTCCTTGTCGCTTCGGTTACTGATTCAAATGTATTTACTGTTACTGCTGCTGCCAGTGCTACTAACAGTGGTAATGTTTCGATCACGCTATCTGGTGCTGGACAATATGTTTGCGAGATTTGGAATAAATCTATACCATATAACAATAGAGCAACAATTCAAGCAACATTTAGAGAGGTGTTTGAACCATGAGTAGTTCTGCTATTGTTAGTAATCTTCAGAATACAAATCCGTCAGCAATAATTGAACTTTTTACCTTACAACTTGATAATAGTTTGCATGGTGCTACTACTATTTATAGGTTTCATGCAGGTAGTAGTCTTAAAGATAATGGAGAGATAGTTTGGGCTGGTAATACTTATCAAAGATTTCCAATACAGGCAGAAGGTTTTGCTTTTAGAAAAGGACAGTTACCTAGACCTACATTAACTGTCAGCAATGCACTAGGAACTATCACAGCTATTTTGTTAAGTGTAAATACAACAACTACTGGTAATGATCTTACTGGTGCAACTGTTACTCGTATCAGAACTCTGGCAAGATTTTTGGATGCCGTTAATTTTCCTGGAGACATAAATCCTTATGGAACACCAGATGCTACGGCAGAGTTTCCGCAGGAAATATATAAAATAGATAGAAAATCAGCAGAAAACAGAGAGGTGGTTCAATTTGAATTAGCTGCTGTATTTGATCTTGCTGGTATTCGTGCTCCTAACAGACAATGTACTAGAGCCGAGTTTCCTTCTATTGGTACGATTACAACATGAATTGGAAAGACGCTGCACTCAATCACGCTGAAACAGAAGATCCAAAGGAATCTGTTGGTCTTTTGTTAAATATTCGAGGAAAAGAAAGATATTATCCTTGTCGTAATCTTTCAATGACAGGACATCAATGTTTTATTTTAGATCCAGAAGATTATGTAAAGGCTACTAATGTAGGAGAAGTTACTGCTGTCGTTCATAGTCATCCGACAACACCTCCACAGGCTAGTCAGGCAGATAAAGTTGCTTGTGAACAAAGTGGACTTCCGTGGTATATTGTTAATCCGAAAACAAAACAATGGGGATATTATGAACCGCAAGGATATGAAGCACCTTTACTTGGTCGGGAATGGGTATGGGGTATTACAGATTGTTGGAGTTTAGTAAGAGATTATTACAAACAGGAAAAAGGTATAGAGTTGAAAGATTATGAAAGACCTATTACTCCAGAAGAGTTTATGAAAGATCCTTTGTTTGAAAGTTATGCTTGGCGAACAGGATTTAGAGAACTAAGATCGGATGAAAAGTTACAGTCTGGAGATGTTTTATTGATGAGTATTTTAGATTCAACTTTAAATCATGTAGCTATTTTTCTTGGAGATGAGGTATTACATCATTTAACCGATAGACTATCTTGTAGAGAAC